AGAACTCTCATCAAAACACACACCGAACATTTCTTGTTGCCTTATCCAGTGTGCGAATTGATGTTCTAAGAGGATAGCTTCTTTAGAATAGTTTGTTTGTTTTATAAGTTCATATAACTTATACGTGACCTCTACGTCTCTTTCACAATAGTCTTGCATTTCAAGAGACCAAACATCAAAAGTAGAATGTTCTTGATAGTCACCTTTTCTTAAACCTAATCGGTATCCCCAACTTTCAAGTGAGTGTCTACCGATTAGTTTAGGTGGTAGGTCTTTAACTTTAAAATCTAATTCCTGTCTGTTAGTCCAAATCAATCTAGAGCATAAAAGAGTATCAAGTATTTCACCCTTATATTTAAAGCCAAATACTTTATCTAATGCAGGTAAATCAAAACCTTGTATGTTGTGACCTACTAATAAAGTAGCTTTCTTTAGCAACTCTAGACCATCATTCAGATTGTCAGGATTATATGAATATACCTTTTGGGTTTCTATATCCTTGCAGACAATACAATGAATACGGTCTAATCTGTCTAGAAAGCCATTACTTTCTAGGTCTACGATTAGTTTCATTTAATGTATTAAGTGGACTGTAATTTTATCTGTACTTGGTAGAAATTCTCTTACGCTACCAATTGCTTTTGAAATAACTGTTTGTGCTTCTGCGTCACCACAATAAATAACTGGGTGAACATTTTCATATTTGATGGAATTATAAATAGCCATCATAATAGTTTTACAAGTTAGGAATATTAACTGCTGTTGGTCTGTATCTAATTTTACGTAGTCGTCTTTGTGAACTAAAAAACTAAGTATAAACTTAGTAAGCATTTTATCATTCATCAAAGTTTCCCTCAGATAAACGACCTGTATCTTTGTTCCAAATTAAATCACAAGCAACACCAGTGTCACCAGTAAATCTATTTTTAAGAACTCTTGCAGTCATTATATTATTCTCAGTTTCCGATTGTTGATTTCTTTCAAACCCAATAACAGCGTCTGATAATTGTGCTAGTGAGTGTGAACCTCTGAGGTGTGATAAGGAAGTTTGAAGTCCGTCTTCGTGTCCTGTTTTACTATCAACTCTTTTCAAGTGTGATACTACAAACATTCCACAATTGATTTCTTCAACTAACTTTCTCAGGTTAGTCATAGTGTTATCAATTAATCTTCTCTCATCACCCTCAGAAATCCCAGAGATAACAATGGATATATGGTCGAGAAAAATAAATTTACAGTTCAGTCCTTGAACCATAAACCTAATTCTATTTAATAAGTCTTCACTATCAGAACTGCCGAAGTGGTCGTAAAAACAAATCTTATCTTTTATTTTTTCCCACTCTGTAATTAGTTCTTCTGTTGGAATAGACTTTCTAACTTCTGGTATATGTATAGGTTTGTTTACAGCTAGTGATACAAGACCTCTGATACTTCTCTTAACACTTTCTTCTAGTGCTATGTATCCTACCTTGTGTCCTTTATTAATTAAATCAAAAGCAAGTTCTCTACAAACTTGTGATTTACCTGTACCTGAACCTGCACATAATAATACTAATTCTTTTGGTCTGATACCTGATAACTTTTTGTTAAGTCCATCATAAGCATATGGAACACTCTCAACATAATCATCATTTAATAATAATTCTTTTGTGTCAGTACCCTCAATGATACCTTGTGGTGTGTAATGTTTAGCTTCAAATACAGCGTCAATTATCTTTTGACCTTTACCTTGTTGTAATAATTCGTTTGCGTCTTTGCCTTGTACTTTTGCAATATAACATTTCTTAACTGGTAATATATTTGCACATTCAACACTGGCTTTCATACCTGCTTCATCAGTGTCAAACATTAGAATTACTTTTTCAAATTTAGATAACCATTCTAATTCTTGTTTAATATATTTTTTTGCAGAAGCTGTACCACTTGGTATAGAAACAACTGGATATTTATTATTGTTTACTTGTGATACTGAAAGACAATCTAATTCACCCTCTGTAATAACAAGAGTTCTTCCACCGTCTCTCCAATTCTGCTGTCCAAATAAAGTTATTTTATCTGTGTCTCCAAACCATTTAAAAGATTTGTCAGGAAACCGTAGCTTCTGTGCTACCTTATTATATTGCTTATCGTAATAGTTAGCGATTTGAACTGGTCTTCCATCATATTCACCAACTTCATAATCAAATACTTTACAGGTATCTTCATTAATCCTACGTTTAGATAATGGTTCATATTCTCCTGTAATCATATTCCTTATTATTTTTGGTTTAGTTATTTCTGTTGTCTCACCACCTGCTGTATATTTGTGGCAACCAAAACAATAAGTATGGTTCTCGTATATTCCGAGATTGTCTCGACTGCCACAATCTTCACACGGTGCGTGATGAAGAAATTTTTCGTTAGTCGTCATTGTGTTCCAACTCTTGCAGGTCTGCGTCATCAGTTAGACCATCTTGGAACTTGTAATTTTTTATATCCTCATTCAGCAAATATTCTCTTACATTAAAGTTAGGACAAGTCTTTGCTTCGTCTAACATATAGTGACCTACTATTTGTGCGTCAGGATATTTGACTAATAAATTTTCTAATTCTTTTTTTAATGCTTCCCATTGTTCAGCAGTAAAATTATCTTCTGGTTCTTTCCAGTTTTCTTCTTTAGCACCACCAACTAAACATAGTCCGTAAGAGCAGTGATTATATCCTTTAACGTGTGCTTGTACGTCATCATCACCTCTACCTTGTTCAATTGTTCCGTCTCTCTTGATTACTTTTCCATAACCAATTTTTAACCACCCTCTTTCTCTGTGCCATCTGTCTATATCTTTTGCACCTATGTCTTGACTAGGTCTAGTCTGTGAACAATGCACAACAATATATTTAGTTTCTTCTCTCATATTAGTTTCCGTTTTGAATTGATTGAATTTCTTTGAGCCATTCTTTTGGGAATGTCTCTTTGGTTGATTGAATACAATGATATTTAAATCCAAATAAATCACACCACTTGGCGTAAGTTGTTTTAGATTTTTTACCTATCTTTGTTTTAGAATTAGAAAATATAAATCTAATATCTAAGTTTGGGTTTTGTGCTTTGATAGTTTTCATCTTCTTCCTATCAGCACTATTAAATGCACCTTTAGTTTCTATAACTAATTGTGAATTTTGAATTGGGAAATCTGGTGTGTAAGTCTTCTTTATTGCAGGTTGGAAGTAAACAATCTTCATTCCCTCATAAGTAAAAAGAACTTTTACTTTCTGAAGATAATTATAAACTGCTTCTTCCAATCCTGATTTTAAGACTACGCCATCAGAAGTCTTTACTCTCTTGAACTTCTGACGTTTCATTTGAGATAACTTCTGCTTTTGGTTCTGGCGTAGTTTCGTAGCCATCTTCTTTACTAAAAAGATTGCTGTCTTTACCCTCAACAAGAGAGATAACTTGTACTGCTTTTAATCTTGCTGTGATACCTGCACCAAGCATTGGTGTATAGTATGGTACTAGATTATAAGCGACACGCATTTTAGAACCACCCCATATCAAAGTAGATAATGGGATTGGGTTTTTCTTAGCGTCAAACAACTGAGGTCTTTGAGAAAACTTTTCTTTTGTTTTCTGATTAACTCCTGTTGCTTTCATCTTGAATTTAAAGAAAACAAAATTGTCTTCTTCAGTGAAAGGTTTCGGTGCGTTCTTTATACCTTTACCTTTATGGTTTTGTTCAGCTAATTTTAGACTGTCTTCTATTGCTTTGTTATATAACTTCAGCATTTCAGTAGCGTCTGATTTAGCCACCTTTAAAGTCACCTTATATTCACCTGCTTCAGAAAATCTGACATCAGGTTTATTTAAGTGTGGGTATATAGCTTCACCTATTTCACTTATGTTTGTCGTTTGTGACATAGATTACTCCTATTAATTATAGCTACGTTATGTAGCCATAAGTGGAACTTTATTCGTCACAGGTGCAAAGGTTAGACGCAAAAAAAGATACTCTGTTTTACCAAAGATAAATCTAGGTTTCCTCTTTCTGGGATATGAGGAAATTTCTTAGCATTTTTATCTGATAACATTTGCTTCATTTCCATTGCCCAGTTTGTAAGTACATCTTGTTCATACACTTCACAAAATGCTTCACGTATAGCTTCAGATAATTTATGAACATCAGGTGCAACACAACCAAAGCTATCGTGTATCAAACTAAAATTAGTGACACCTTTATCTTTAGCTTTTATTACAGCTAACATTAAACAACTAGCGTCTAAACTATGAATAAGATTAGGACATATAGATTGTGCAGTTTTTCTTTTATCTATTTCATCAGTATCAGATTGAATAGATAATTTAATTATACTATCACCCATCTTAGTCTTTACTCTTTTACTTTCTTTTTTGTAGCACATCATTTGTACTGGAAAGTTTAAAGGTTTAGGTGTTGTCCAACATACAGGTAAGTTTTCAGAAGCAACTAATCTAGATACCTTTTTTAGAAAACCCATTATTTCTTTTGCACCAACAATAACATCATTGATACTTTCCCATACTATTGGTGTTAGATAATTTGTAGCTTTAAATAAATCTCTACCAAAGTTGTGAGGTTTATTCTTTTCTTTCCATTCTTTCTCAACGTGGTCTTGTATATATTGTCTACAAGAATATTGAGTTAATGAATAAGGTAAACACATCACAGGTTTCTTACAAAGTTTTCTATCAATACCATAATCCAACCACTGCTTCGCCATTGGGTCAGTCTTATCTCTTAATTTCATAATAACTTTTTGTGCTACAATTCTATAAACATCTTCTGGTTTATTTGATGGAATAAGATTAGTAGCTTTACCACCTATCTCGTCTCTCATCATAGCTGAATAATGTTGTAGTCCTGAGTTAGAACAATCTGATTGTATTGGTAATGTTGTTATAAAACTTGCGTCATAATCTGTTTCAGCAAAGTCTTTTAATTCAAAACACCAAGCCAAAAAACAAAATGGTTTATCAGCTTTCGCCCAATCAGTATTAGTTAATGGTTCTTTTGCATATCCAATAAATGTATCAAGTCTATCTTTGACCCAATCTAATCTAGTTTGAATATCTTCTTTATCTACTTCTCCATATAGACCTGCACCTGCAATTGCAAAATCATCAAAAGAATTATTCTCTTTCATTTGTTTTCCATATTTAAATTTAATTAATGCTCTAGAATAATCAGCACCTTGTGGTGATAACATTGCAGGTTTCGGATAAATTCTACCTCTGAAGTCTAGCTGATATGGATAGAAGAAAGACCTATCTAAAAGTAATCTAGCTTCTTCTATAATCTGTCTTACTTGAATGTATTTAGATTTAGATTTTGCTCTTTCTTTATAAACAAGACTAGCTTCTCTTTTCCATTTAACTAAACTTTCTTTATTGGTTTCAATATCTACTGGCTTTACAGGTAATTCTATTTCCTGTGGATTAGTAGGTAAATGACCTAAAGAACTATCAGTATTTATGAGTGAAAGAATAACCTCGTATATAGGTTTATTAATTACCCATTCTGTTTCCTGCATAATATTTACTGCGTCATATACAGGTTTCATTTCGTGTCCTCTATTTTTGAGTTCTTCTAGGTATCTTCGGTTTGACGCTTTGACTAGATTGTAGTGCATTATTTTATCTCCTTTACATCTTCTGGTTTATTTTCGTAGTTGTGTTTTCTTCCGTAGTATCCACCAACAAAAGGATTGTACTCCCATTTTCTAGGTGGCATTAACATAGGAAGATACTTCGGTTGCAGTGCTTCATTCTTGATATTGAAATTCCTAATCTCATCTATGATTTTTCTAGTAGCTTCAACATAAGTGACTGTCTTGAATTTATTTAGCTTACGGTTCTGGTGCTTGATAAGTCCTAGTTTAGATAAGTATTCAATCATCTTAACTCCAAGATGTAAGCGACCCTCTTTACCCCAATCATTAAAAGTAAGGTCATTCTTATTCATCATATAAGTCCATACCTTATGCTTGTATTGATACCTGTTGGCGTTCTGAGGAATGTTTTTACCTGCTAATCTTTTATTAACTTGATTATACTTTTCCTTATTCTGGTCTTTGAACATAGTAATTCTAGCTTCCATCATAAGTCCTGTGCCTATCTTGATAGCTAGTTTATTCATTGTGGTTTCATTTGAGATACCATCAATTACATTCTTCAATACTATTAATGAACAGGTATCCCAGACAGATACATTTTCTTTATACTTCTTATCTGTAAAAGCTGACTGTGGAAGACACTGACATAGTAATTTAATGGCAGTTAATCTATTACCTGCACCACCATTTTCCATAACCTTTATATCACCGTGAATAAGCAAAGATAATTTAGTGATGTACTTCTGCTGTAATACCAATCCGTGAAGTGTAGTACTCTCTTGACCCTTTGCTATTGCTTCCTTTACTGTCTTGTTAAATCTATCAATACCACCTTGTAGCATTGCTTCTTCAAACTCTAGTTCTTCTTGAATTTTTGCAGTGTAGTCTGTGGTATCTTTAAATTTACCACCTACTCCTACCTTAATTAACTCCTGCAATTGTAATTGTAAGTCTTGTTGTTGTTGGTTTAATATGTTGGACATAGTGTGAACATTCTCCTATTTTTATTAATCACCTGTGTATGGATACGTTGGTTTTGATACGTTTGGATACGTGACCAACGCACAAGTGCAAAGGTTAGATTTTTAAAAAAAGATGAGTAATAACAATTGTAATTCCCACCTGTGATATGATTGAAAGTGTGTCGGTAGTTCCTAAGACTAACGTAATGTCTAAAACTTAGAACTACCAACACTCCTTTCCTACCTTGTCGTATCCAATTGGTTAGAAACGTATCCACTAACGTATCCAAC